CTCGCCCACGCCATAAGGCGAGAGCGTGACCGAGGCCGTGGACGCCGGGGCGATCGTAGAAAACGTGGAGGTGGACTTCTCGCCGTTGTGATCCACGGCCTCGACCGTGTAGGTCCGCGCGTAGCCGAGCACCTCCGTGGTGGTCCACTTCATGCCATCGGCGGACAGGGTGGCCTCGACCTCGCGGCCCTCTTCGTTGGTCATGGTCACGCTCTCGAGGCCCTCGTCCTTGGACTCCACCGTCACCGGTGTGGTGGGATCGACCTCCTCGGACTCGTCGGCCACGGAGATGTACGGGGCTTCTAGCGCCTCGTCCTCGGTGTCCTGAGTACTTTCCTGGGAGGCGCCCGGATTAATCGTGCACGCCGCAAGCCCGCCCCCAAGGGAGACCACCATCAGCGCCGCGACTACAGCCCGACGCCCCGAACGCACCCGCACGAACAACCACCTCCACACACCACAACAACTGCTCCCAGCCACGCTAGTTTCCCATCGCGGCCCGGCCCCACCCAAAAGGCGCCTTTGGCCAAACCTTTACCAAAGTGAGACACAACGGGCCCGCCGGATCGGCGGCTCGACCTCCCGTCTCCTTAGCTCATCGCCGGTGCGCCGTTTTCCGTTTCACCCCACCCCAAAATCCCCCATGACCTGCCGATTTTGCGCCCGCGCACGCAGGAAGTAAAGTAAACGGACGTCGCCAGGGAGCACCTGGTCAGCACGGCAAGCGCCATTAGCTCAATTGGTAGAGCAACTGACTCTTAATCAGTGGGTTCGGGGTTCGAGTCCCTGATGGCGCACCGCTTCACCCCCACCGGGATTACCCCCGGTGGGGGTTTCGCCGTTTTCAAGCCACCTTTGGTCTACGCCAGTGGCGAGCGCAATCAATTTCAAGCTAGACCGCCGGGGGGTGGTCTTGCCCTGCTCAATCTGAGCCAATCCACTCCGGGCCATTCCAGTCTCATCCGCCAACCCCTGCTGCGTAAGACCCGCATACTCACGCGCCTTACGCACGCGATCCGCGAGATCAAACTGAGGGATAACTCCAGCAAGATGAAGTGATGTAGTCATGCGACCAATAATAGCCATGACCTGCACGAGTATTCAAATGACCACACATAAGATAGTCATTTGTCCACTTATGGCTTGACGACCACGGGGGCGACGGTCTATAACTAATCATATGACCACTACTGAACTGATCGGCTCGGCGGAGGCCGGACGCCTCCTCGGCCTCAGCCGAAACGGGGTAAACCGGCGCGTCGAAAACGGCACCCTCACCCCCGCCGGGCGGATCGGTCGCCGTGGCATACACGTCTTTGATCGCGCTGAGATTGAGCGCCTAGCCGAGAGTGAGGCCAAATGACCGACCGCCAGAAGTGGGGAACCACCGAAAACTTCCACCTGCCCTACCCCGCCCCCGGCGCCCCCATCCACGAGGGCGCAGCCACCATCCAAGCCCTTGCCGAGGCCATAGACCACAGCCTCACCGACCTACTAGCCCGGATTGAGCGCTTGGAAAAGAAGGTCAAAGATCTAGAGAAGCGGGCCAAAGACACGGAGACAAAGGAACTCACTAACCGAATTAAAGCCGTATTCCAGAAAGAGGAAGACAATACGACCGGCAATCCGGTAGCGATCACCCTGAAAGTCACCAAGGACGGTGATCTTTCCATCACCGCCCCTGGCTACGAGGAAGAGCAAGCACTAGACATTCTCACCGATTCCCTGTTCAAGCACCGGCGAGAACTCAGCGTCAAGCGCCGCCTCCAAGGGGATTAATCCTCTTCCGAGAGAGCCTTGGAGACCCCTTCAGCGTCTCCCCAGCCCACATTCTTATCAACCTCATCCCAGGCAGGCTTTTCTGGAGTCTCCGCAGGATTAGGCCACTGTTTCTCATCATTCATTCCTCTCACCTCCTTCCCTCTCTCCATCTGAAAGTGGATCTCGTCACATGCTTACTGGAACCATCATTGTGCCGATCATCGTCTCCATTGCGGTGTTCTCGCTGATCGCGGGGCTGCATGACGTGCCGCAGCACCGCACCCGCGCTGAGGAGGCTCACCGTGGATAGCCAGCCTGCCGTCACCGAGATCGATGGCGTGCGCCTCGAAACGCTCATCGACCACCACCCCAGTAGGCGCTTCGTGCTTCGCATGGAGATCGACACGGAGTGCAACATAGCCGTGGCTCTGCCTGCGGCTGTGTCCATGCTCCGCGATGCCGCTACCGCTATGGAGACGCAGACCAATGAGTACCTGGCATTCCTCCGGTAGGCCGCCGCGCCCCAATGCTGGGCGCCTGCGGTGCGCGGTATGCGAGCGGGTCTTTGCCGCTGGTCGTGTCCCAGCCGCCGAAAAGGGAGGCCCGTACGACGGCGGCCTGGTGTGCCGGGACTGCCGAGAAGTGCTCTACCGACCCCGTGAGCCTGATACCCCCGCCTTGTTCTAGCCACTCCATTTCCCGCGTGCGGGCGTGATCTGGTGGCCACCACAACCCAATAACCAATCGATTTCTAACCCCTGTGCGATCGATATGGCAGCCCCTAATGGGTTCTAACCCGTGGTGGTCACCTGATGACGCTCGGACCATCCGATGTACGTCACACAACACAATCCCCTTTTGGGCGGTTTTACTCGTGAGTCCCCGCCCCCGACCGTAAAGGACACCTTTCCTTCCAGACCACGCCGGTATCGAGCTTTCGATGCACTTCAAGCGGCCCGGATTGACCGGACTGGGCCCGCCCCGCCACCGCCTGGCCCGTGGTAGCAGGGCGCATACGTGAAAGCCGTGTGGGAAGCAGCCCACACGGCTATTAGCCGTGGGCTGACGACGGAAAGCGGAAAACTGGGAAACCGGCACTGGGGGGTCAGCAGGCAGGTAATCCCCCCTTTAGGGGGGTTCCTATTGGCTACACCTATCACTCATCACACCTGGAGGTAACCATCATGAACCAGCCTTTCTCCTCTCTAGATACTGCTCGTCATCGAACAGTAGTAGGACGCACGTTCGACCCTGCACCAGGTAAGGATGAGTCCACTGTCCATCACGTCCTGGAGGCTGTCCTTGTCGTGGTGTTCTCGTTGGTGGCCGTGGCGGTGATCCTGGGCCTCGGGGCGGCTGCTGTAGCGCTGCTCGTCGCGTTTATCGGGTCGGTGCTCTAAAGATGGTGGTGCCAGCGGATTATGTGGTGCCAGAGTGGCACGAGCGGGCCCTGTGCGCGCGGACAAAGCACCCTAAGCAATGGGACGAGCCGGGGCCAGGTAATGAGCCGCGCTGGGTGAAGCTGGTGCGGGCGGTGGAGCTGTGCCAGGACTGCCCGGTAGCGGCGCTGTGTGCAGCCGAGGGGCTGGCGCATAAGGACGTCGGAGTGATCCGGGGTGGGGTGATCCTGCCAGGCTCAGGCATGACGGGTAGTACGCGCCGATCAGTGCGTACAGCGCTACAGGCTGTGGCTGAGGGGGATAGCCCCGCGCAGGCGGCTCTGGACGTCTACGGGCGGTTGAAGGGCTATGAGAAGGCGAGGGAGGCCCTGGTGGCCCTGATAGGTAGGAGGGGGCCTAGTAGGGTCCCTGGGGGGTCACGGGGTCCCGGTGGGGGTAGGGGGCCGGGTAGGGCCGTGGGGGTGGCCGGTGGGTAGTAGGTGGGCTGGTCGTCGTGCCACAAGGCTGACTGCTGCCACGCTCGCGGCGCATGGCACTGTGTGCCATCTGTGCGGGTTGCCTGGCGCAACGACTGCCGATCACATTGTGCCGCGTGCTGCTGGTGGTGATGACTCGCTAGAGAATCTTCGACCTGCTCACAGCAAATGTAATTCAGCTCGTGGTGACAAGTCATTGAGTGAATGGTTTGCTGTTCATCCTTTGCGTTCATCTCGTTGTGAACCATCACGTAAATGGTGATCGACGCGAGGAAAAGCGATGAGTTCGGTGAGAATGATCGATGTGAGGAGTCACGGCCGGGCCGGGTCGGTGTTTTTTAAAGGCCCAGGTCGCGGGAGCCCCCGCGCCAGCCCTGCTTTTTCTCCCCGGCGCAGCCCTAGGGGGTATCCCCTACCCCTCCCCCCCCCTTAATTTTGGAAGGAATGACCAATGAATGAAGCGCTGTTTGAGATACGCCGCCCGACGGGCCGCCATGCCGAGATGCTGGAAAAGGCGATCACCGCCGCCCAGGAGCAGGGCCGCGTGGAGGCCATCGACGAGGGGCTGCTCTCCCTGGCGCGGGCGAACGCCGTGGCACTCGATGACGCCGAGGCCGACCGGAAGTACTACGCAATCTCCCAGCTCACCGCGCCGTACCGCGAGGTGCTGCAAGCCCTACGGATGACCCCCCTTGATCGTGAGAATGAGGCTAATGATGAACTCAACCGCGCCCTTGCTGAGCTGTCCGCGCCCACGGTTCGCAACTCCGCGTCCTAGCGGGGCGACGTATGGGCCTGCGATCTGCAAGATGATGGAGTACCTGGGTACTCCGGCGATGCCGTGGCAAGAGTGGGCCGCTGATGTGATCGGGGAGGTCACCCCGGAGGGATTACCTCGCTGGCCGATGGTTGTAATCAGCGTGCCGCGCCAGTCCGGCAAGACCACGCTGTTGCTGGCAGCCTGCATCCACCGGATGATGACTGGGCGGCGCAAAAAGGTGTGGTCTACCGCCCAGACGGGGCAAAAGGCCCGGAAAAAGTGGCTAGAGCAGGTGGAGATCATGGAATCGGAGGTGTTTCCGCTGCGCTCTCTGTTCAAGGCGAAGAAAGCCGCCGGATCGGAGCAGCTCACGTTCACTCGCCTGAATTCGACGTTCTCTCCGCACCCGCCCAATGAGGAGTCGCTGCATGGCGAGCAGTCCGACTTGAACTTCATCGACGAGGCGTGGGTGTTTGACGACGCCGAGGCCCAGGCGCTCATGCAGGCCATCGTTCCGACCCAGACGACGCGCCGTGGTGCGCAGACCATCGTGGTATCGACGATGGGCACCGCGCGGAGTACCTGGTTCCACGGGCTCGTGGATAAGGCCAAGCAGCCTAGCTCTGGTATCGCACTGTTGGAGTGGGGTATTGATCCTGGTGATGATCCCACCGACCTCGGCTTGGTGGCCTCGCACCATCCCGCGTTTGGGCACACGATGGACATGGCCGCGTTGGAACGCGCTGCCAAGCAGCTCGTTCCAATGGAGTTTGCGCGTGCCTATGGGAATCTGCGCACGGGAGCGAGGGATCGTTTCATTCCGCTCACGGCGTGGCAGTCTGCGGAGTCCACGGTCCCGATCCCCGACACCTGCCTGGTGGTGTTCGGCGCGGCGGTGGACTACCAGCGCACGGAGACCGCGATAGCCGCCTGCGCTGTGGTCGATGGAGTACCCACCATCGAAATGATCGACGTGCGCCCCGGCACCGGCTGGGCTACTGATCGGCTCATTGAGCTGCGCGAACGCCACGACACCCCGCCGCCGGTGGTAGATCCGATCGGCCCCTCTGGGCCGCTGTTCGACCAGCTCAAGCAGCGGGGCCACGAGCCGCCTGCGTTTAATGTGCGCGCGCTGACGTCCTCGTGTGCGGACCTGCTGGATCGGATCACCCGCACCGATAGCGACGGGCTGGCAGCCCCGGAGGTGCGTATACGCCCGCACCAGGCGCTTGATCTGGCTGCTGAGCTGGCCGAGCAGCGGCGTGTGGGTGACGCCTGGGCCTGGGAGCGCCGCCGCGCGGCGGGCTCCATCGCTGCATTGGAGGCCGCCACCCTCGCGCTCTACGGCGCGCTGCACCGCCCCGCTCCCCCGATCAAGCCCTTCATCTACTAGGAGAAACCGTGTCCTACCTGCGTATTGACCGCTCGGTGCTGTCCGTGGTGGCGATCTGCGATGAGTGCGGATGGCGCGCTACCCGCCATACCCCGGCAGCGGCGTGGACGGCGTGCGCACTGCACGCCAAGGCCGCCCATAATGACGCTGCGGCGGTGGGCACCGCGCGCACAGCGGCGCGGATGGCAAAGCAACGCTTATTCGAGAAGCGTGACGGCCTCTCCGCCTAATAGGCGGTATGGGATTCCTCGACCAGATACGTACCGCCCTCGGGATCGACGGGCGCCTGCACAGCAGCAGCGCCCTGGCCTCGCCGTGGGTGGAGCGGCCGACCCACCTAGAGCCCATCATCGTCAACGACTTCCTGCGGGATGAGCTCCGTCTCAAGGCCATCACGCGGGAGCAGGCCATACGAGTACCCGCGCTGTCTCGCGCCCGTGGCTTGATCGTCTCCACGATCGCCCGGCTACCGCTCGTCGCCGTCGATGAGGACGGGGAGGAAACCGGCGCAACGCCCGGCTTCATCACGGACACCACCGGCCCGTTGAGCCCGTTCCACCGAATGTTGTGGACGATCGACGACCTGTTTTTCTACGGGTGGTCGCTGTGGGCTGTCCAGCGCTCCGGCAAAACCGGCCCAGTCGTGGCCGCCGACCGGATCGCGTTTGATCGGTGGCACATCGACTCCGAGGGCACCGTGATGGTCGATGGGAGTCCCGCACCTGCCGATAGCGTCGTGCTAATCCCCGGCGTGACCGAGGGAATCCTGACCTACGGCGCGGACACGCTGGATCAGGCTATGCGCCTGGCGGCGGCTGCTACCCGCGCAGCGGAGAATCCCGTGCCGCAGGTGGAGCTGCACCAGACCAATGACGCGCCGATGACCCGTGAGGAGATTGACGCCATCACCGCCAGGTGGATGCAAGCGCGGCGCGGTGAAAACGGGGGCGTGGCTTTCACCTCTCAGGGTGTGCAGGTGATCGACCACGGCGATGGCATCGACGGGCACCTGCTCATTGATGGGCGCAACGCTGCAGCCGTGGACATCGCCCGCCACGCGGGTATCCCCGCGCCGATGATCGACGCCACGCTGGCGGGATCGTCCCTGTCCTACCAAAACACCGCCAGCCGCATGTCCGAGCTGGTGACCTTTGGGCTCTCGCCGCTCATGGCTGCCGTGGCCGCGCGGCTATCCCAGGACGATGTGACCCCGCCGGGGGTGACCCTGGCGTTCGACACCACCGACACCATCCAGCAGCTGGCTGACCTCTACCGCAAGACCGCTGACCTGTCGCATAAGGAGAACCCCGATGAGCAACGCCTTTAAGACCGATGGCACGCTACTGACCACCAACGATTCCGGTACCACCAGTACGCCGCGCCGTGTGCTGGTCGTCCACACCTTTGAGGACTCCGGCACGCTGAGCGCCGAGGGGATGGCACGCTATCAGTCCACCCCGGCGGCGGGCGGGTCGTACCACATCGTCATCGACAAGGATGGGGTGACCTACCGCGAGAACGACGACGAGTACATGCCGTGGTCGGCCATGCCCACCGGCAACCGGATCGGCTACCACTTCAGTTTGAGTGGCAAGGCCGCCTGGTCGCGGGAGCAGTGGCTCGCACGGCCTCGGCAGTTGGCCGCCCTGGCAAAGATTCTCGCTGCCTACTCCACAGCCTACGGTATCCCGCTCGTCCTGCGCACCGCTGACCAGGTGCGCGCCGGTAAGTGGGGTGTCTGCGGCCACAACGAGATCAGCCGCGCCTTTGGCGAGTCCGATCACACCGACCCGGGCCGGGAGTTCCCCTACGACTACGTGCTGGCGCTGGCCGCACGCCACCAAAAGCAGCCTGCCCCGGCTGCTGATACCTCGAAAGGAACCGCTATGACTCAGTTGACTGGCGAAAGCCGCGACGCCCTACACGACGCGAAGATGAACGCGATCTGGGCCCAGGAAGCCGCCGCCGACAACCAGGTACAGCTCCGAGGCCCCGATAAGCGCGGCTGGTCGCAGCTCGGCGGGCGCACCCTCGTAGACGCCGTGGCCGCGATCGGCGTCCACCTCGGCCTGCCGGGATTCACCGACGTCAAGACCGGCAAATCGACGCCTGTGACGCCTGCTGGAAACAATTAGATGACCACGCTGGTCGCTATCGCAGCCCTGGCGCTCTCCCAGATGATCGGCACCGCGTGCGGGGTGATCCTCGCCCTGGCACTCATCACTCGACCCCCGAAGGAGTAGATCGTGGCACCCGATAACCGCCCCACCCAAGTGCGCCGCCCTTGGCGCTCCACGGTGCGCAGCGTCTTTATCGGGGCTGTCTCGCTGCTCCCGCTGCTCCCCCAGATCGCTGACGCCGCCAACATCGACGAGATACCCGCCGTGGCCGCCGTCCTGGCCGTCACCGCCGCTGTGAGCCGCGTGCTCACGCTCCCGGCGGTGGAGGACTGGCTCCAGACGCACCTGCCGTGGCTGGCCGCAGACCCCTACCAGGGGCACCACAGAAAGGAACGCTCATGATGCAGATGGTGGCCTCGATGGCCCCCGAGACTGCGCCGGAGTCCCGCACCATCACCGGCATGGTGCTGCCGTGGGGCAAGCCCGGCTACACCTCCACCGGCGAGGTCACAGTGACCGCAGGGGCCGTACAACTCCCCGCTGATCTGAAGCGGGTGAAGCTGCTGCGTGACCACTCCACGGAGCCGGGGTTTACCCCGGTCGGCTATGCCACCGCCGCCGAGGACACCCCCGAGGGCCTGAAGATGACGTTCAAGGTCGGTGCCACCGCCGACGGGGATACCGCGCTGACAGATGTGGCCGAGGGCATCCGCGATGCCTTGTCCGTGGAGCTGGTGGACACCGAGGTCACCGGCGGTGTGCTCACCGCTGGTGTGCTCACCGCCGTGGCGCTGGTGCCCATCCCAGCTTTTGCTGACGCCCGAGTGGAGCGCTTTACCGCCTCCAGAAAGGAACCCAAGACCATGACCAACGAGACCACCACCCCCGAAGTGGAGGATCGCCACCGCAAGGACGATCCCGCCCCGGAGACACCGGAAACCCCGGATGATCCCCGTGATGATGACGATGAGGAGAAGGAGGAAGATGTGACCACCCGCAATGACGTGTCCTATGTGACCGCCGCCCGTGTGCCCACCGGACTCACCGTAACCGGCCCCGGACGAGCACAGCTCACGTTCTCGCAGGCCGTGGAGACGATCGCCGCCGCACGTACCGGCGTGGCCTCGGCGGAGATGACCGCCGCGCTGGCCGACATCACCCGCTCCGCCAACCCGGCGATCAGCGCCCCGATGTGGCTGGGCGAGATGTGGGAGGGCGTGGAGTACAAGCGCGAGATCATCCCCACCATGACCAATAAGTCTCTGACCAAGCTCAAGGGCGTGGGCTTCCGGTGGACGAAGAAGCCCGAGGTCGGCGACTACGCCGGTGATAAGGCCGAGATTCCCACCGGCACCGTGGCCACCGAGCCGGTGGAGGTCACCGCCTCGCGCCTGGCTGCCGGGCACGACATCGACCGCGCGTACTTCGACTTCCACGAAACCGAGTTCCTCCAGGCGTTCTTCCGGGCACGCGCTAATGACTATGCGATCAAGACCGATGAGAAGGCCGCGAAGTTCCTGGTTGCCTCGGCTAAGACCGGCACGACCATTGAAGCTGAGCCTGATCTGCTCCACGCTGCGGCTCGCGCGCGGCTGGTCATTAAGCGGCAGACCCGCGTAGAGCCCAATGCCTACCTGGTCCACCCCAACAGCCTGTTTGGGCTGTTCCAGATCACGCAGCTGGATAACCCGGCTTATCTCGATCTCCTCGGGGTGCGCCCGGATCGGTTCATCGCCTCCGACCTGGTGCCCGAGGGCGAGATCATCGCGTATGCCAAGCAAGCCGTGACGTGGTTCGAGCTGTCTGGGTCCCCGATCCGGGTGGACGCCGAGCGTCTGGATCACGGCGGTAAGGACTCCGGCATATTCGGCTACTGGGCCACCCTGCTCAACCAGCAGGACGGCATCGTGCGGGTGCCGTTCGGTACTAGCACCCCGGATCGTCGTGGCTCCAGCGATGAGGAGTCCTAGTGTCACCATTGGTCACCCCGGAAGCGGTGGCGGACTACCTCGGTGAGTCCACTGCCGCGCTACCGGAGCTTGCCGAGATCACCGAGGCGGTCACCGCTCTCATCGTCGGTTACAAGGGCGTACCCTCCGACAAGTGGGGTGCGGATGTGGCCTTTGGGGCCAGGATGCTCTGTGCGCGGATCTACCGCCGTCGCAATAGTCCTGCGGGTGTGGAGGCTCTGGGCGAGCTGGGCCCGGTGTACGTCTCGCGCAACGATCCTGACCTAGCCCAACTGCTCAAGCTCGGGCGCTACGCGCCGCTCCAGGTGGGGTGATTATGGTCAGCGACACCCTAGACCGCGTTGTCACAGCACTCCGCGAGGCGGGGATTACGGCCACGGTCGATCCCCCGCGCTTGAACCCACCGGCGGTGTGGGTGACTGCGCGCCGTCTGGGCCGCAGCGTGCTGGGAGCCTGCGGCGGGTATGCCGTCGTGGTCGATCTGTACCTGATTGCCCGCGACACCGGTATCCCCCGCGCACTGGAAGCCCTGGACAAGCTGCTGACCTGGACCATCGACGTGATGGATACCCACCAGTGGGAGATGGATTCCTCCGCGCTGGATGAGACTGTCACCCTTCCCCAGGGCGGCGGGCCGCTCCCGGCCTACCGCCTGACCTACCTGATTGATTAGGAGAAAAGCATGGCTGTTGGAACACCTAAAGGCTTCAAGCTCGGCAAGGGCGAACTGAAGTTTGGTGAGACTGGCACCGAGGTGGACTTTGCGTGCCAAGCGACCGAGGTCAAGGTGACCTGGGACAACGATTCTGAAGATGATCTGCACACCCTGTGTGGTGGTGTGCTCGCTGGCGGGGAAACCTTCTCCGCGAAGCTGGAGGGAACCTTCATCCAGGACCTGACGGCCAAGGGAGTCATTGACTTCACCTGGGCCAACAAGGGCCAGACCGTCAAGGTCGCTTTCAAGCCCAGGGGTAACTCGAATGCTGCGATCAAGGGCGAGGTGAAGATCATGCCGATTGATATCGGCGGCGAGGTCAATAAGACCAACACCTCCGATTTCGAGTTCCCGTTTGTCGGTGAGCCTACCTGGACTAACGGCGGCTCGACGAGCAGCGCCAACGGCTAGATGGTCTACCAGGGGCTCAAGCTGGAGGGCGGCCGGAATCTCCGGCGCACCCTCAAGCAAGCCAGCAAAGACCTGACCGATCTCAAGGACGCCCACCGGGCTGCTGCTGAGATCGTCGCAGGACGTGCCAAAGGCTGGGCCCCGGTCCGCTCCGGCAAGCTCGCGGCAACAGTCCGCGCTGGGGCTACAAAAACCGCTGGCATCGTGCGGGCTGGTAACCGGCGGCGCTCTGCCTCCGGTGTGCCGTATGCACCCCCGATTCACTGGGGGTGGAAAGCCCGCAATATCAAACCAAACCCTTTCTTGTCGTACTCAGCCCAGGCCACAGAATCCACGTGGCTGCGGCTGTATGAGGACAAGGTGAATAAAGCACTAGATCAAATCGAAGGAGTATAGCTATGGCTTTGAAAAGCTCTGTCACTCTCGACGGCCACGACGCGCCGGTGGAGGTCACCATCACCAACCCGGATCGTGTGCGCTGGGATATGACCCGCTCCAAGCACAACTGGCCGACGTTCAACGATGCCCCGTTCCTTGGAACGACGTTTCTGGCCTGGGCGGCGCTGCGCCGCGAGGGTATCTACACCGGGACTTTTGAGGACTTCCGCGACCGCGACGCGGTGGATGTGCAGTCCTACGAGGACACTACTGACGAGGCTGACGCGGTGGGTGATCTAGGAAACCCTACCCCGTAGGCAGTCGTACTCGCCTACTGGTGGAGCTGGCTCATGTATGGCGTATCGCTCCACACATTCTGTTCGACTACGACGATGCCACTCTGGCGACCATGATCCGAGTCTTGGAGGACTTGCGCGATGAGCAAAACCGCCATTCTTAGCGTTCGTATTATCTCAGACGCAAAGAAAGCCGTAGCCGGCTTTAATGAGGCTGGTCGCGGTCTGGATAAGCTCGAATCTGGCATGAAGAAGGCCGCCGCGGTGGGCACAGCGGCCACCGCAGCGGTCGTGGGAATGGGCAAGCAAGCCCTTGACTCGGCAAGCAAGCTCCAGCAGTCCACCGGCGCGGTGGAGAGCGTGTTCAAGGCGCAAAGCGGAGCGATTAAGAAACTCGCCGCAGATGCGGCGAACGCTGTGGGCCTGTCTAAGAACCAATATCAGGAGTTTGCCTCCGTGATGGGCTCCCAACTGAAGAACCTGGGCGTGGCCCAGTCTGATCTGGTGCCCACCACGGACAAGCTCATTACGATGGGCGCTGATCTGGCCTCGATGTACGGCGGCACCACCGCCGACGCCGTGGAGGCCCTGAGCGCGGCGTTCCGTGGTGAGACTGATCCCATTGAGAAGTACGGCATCTCTATCAAGAAGTCGGACATCAACGCCCGCCTGGCGGCGCAGGGCTTGGACAAACTGGAGGGCGAAGCGCTGAAGCAGGCCGAGACTCAGGCCCTGCTGGCGATGCTCACCGAGCAGTCAGCGGACGCGCAAGGCAACTTTGCCCGTGAGACCGATACGGCAGCCGGTAGCGCCCAGATCGCCGCCGCGCACTGGGAAAACGCGAAGGCCGCCCTCGGGGAGCAACTACTGCCCTATGCGACACAAGCGGCTGAGGCGATGGCGAAGCTGGCGCAGAAGATCGGGGAGAATCCCGAGGCTTTCCGCAAGCTGGCTATCGCTATCGGTGTGACCACGGGAGCGCTCTATACGGGCCTGGCGGCGATTAAGGCGTGGCGCGTCGCCTCGGCTATCGCTACGGCAGTGAGTACCGCGTGGGGAGCGATGACCGGGCGGATTGTGTTCGGCAACACCGTGGCGGCGGGGTCCTCGGCCACGGCGGCGTCTACCTCGATGGCAGCGTGGCTAGGTGCAGCGGCCCGCACCGTGGCCGGATGGGTGGCTGCCGGGGCGCGGATCGTCTGGACGTGGGCGGCCACGGCTACGCAGGCGGTGATCCACGCGGGTGCGGCGGCGGGTGCGTGGATCGCCTCCGGCGTGCGCGCCGCCGGGGCGTGGGTGGCCATGCAGATACGCGCCGGTATCTCGTTCACGATGACGGCGGCCAGCGCGGCGATGTCGGCCACGATGACGGCGGCGAGCTGGTTGGCTGCCGGTGCGCGGGCTGCTGGTGCGTGGCTGGCGATGCAGGTGCGTGCTGGTATTGCTTTTGCGATGACCGCCGCGAGTGCGGTGGGCGCGGCGGCGGCCACGGCGGCGGCGTGGGTGGCGAGCAGCGCGCGGGCCATCGGGGCCTTTGTGGCTCAGCAGGCCGCGATGATGGCGGTACGCGGCGCTACGCTCGCGATGGCGGCGGCGCAGTGGGTGCTCAACGCGGCGATGAGTGCTAACCCGATTGGTATTGTGATCGTCGCGGTGACCGCGCTCGTGGCTGCGCTGGTGCTGGCGTATCAGAAGTCGGAGACGTTCCGTAACGCAGTCAATGCGGCGGGCCGCGTGGGTAAGGCTGCCTTTGACCTGGTGGTAGGTGGTATTCGCTCGGCGGTGAGCTGGGTGGGCAACATCATATCGAAGGTCGGCGGCGTGGGTGGCGCGTTCCGGGCGGCGATGGCGGTTGCCAGCGCGGCGGTACGTATCCTGACGGCTCCATTGCGGGGCCTGATAAGCCTCATTGGCTCGGTGGTCAGCGCGATTGGGCGTATCCGGTTCCCCTCGCCGCCGTCGTGGCTCTCCAAGATGTTCGCTGCTGCGCCGTCGATGACTACAGCGCCCGGTACCCCGTTTAGGTTCATGTCTCCGCCTCCGCTGGCCTTTGGCTATCAGCCGGAACTCACAGCGGCCTCGGGGTCGCTATCCTCTCTGCGCGGTGCTATCGGCTCGTCCTCCGGGGGTGCGGTAAAGGTAGACAACTCGGTGCATATCACCGTCGATGGCTCCGGCGTGGTAGATCCCCGCGCGATCGTGGAGGCCCTGATGAAGGCGCTGAAGCAGTATGGGCGCGATCTGGGCGTGGCCTCGGGAGGAGGCGGTTTCTCATGGGCGTAGCAATCACCCCTACCCTGACAATCGGGGGCTACGAGATCGCGTGTACCCCGGACAAAGCCGATACGGAACCGGTGGCGGTGCGCGGCATCAAGATCGACTGGGGCCGCGCGGAGTACCACGACGCCTCCGCGACCCCGGCCACCATGACCCTGCACCTGGTGGACGCTACTGATGAGTGGGCTACCTACATCCGCCGCAACCGAGCTGTGGGCCGCGAGGTACACCTCCAAGTGGAAAGCCGCACTGTCCGCAGCCTCGACGGCGGCAACATGTCCGGTACGACGCGCCGCCTCGTGGTATTCCGGGGGCGAGTCTCGCGGGCCACAGCGAAGATCACCCGCGCGACGGCTGGCCACGGCACGCGGCGCTGGATCATCACCTTGGTCTGCGCGGACTCCACCGCAGCGATGGGTGGAGTGCATCCTGGGCCCTCGGAGTGGCCGACGGAGGCGATGATGGATCGCGCGCTGCGTATCCGTGGCCTCTCGGAGGTCGGCACGACCAAGATCAAGAACTTTTACTTCCGCTCGGAGTATCACATGCTCGGCGTGTCGCCCCTCGACGTCAAGGGAAAAAGCGCGCTCCAGTTGCTCACCGAGTTCTACGGGTCGATGGCAGCGGAGACCTGGGCCTTTGACCCGGACGGCAATGTAGTAAGGCAAGTGCCGCGCCTTTCGCAGGAGATGGACGTGCGCTTGCAGTCCAGCGATGAGCAGTACGGCGGCGTCAAGCCGGCGATCGACGGTGTGCGCTTCGAAGGCGTGACGTATCCCGGTATCGGTCTCGGCGGGTGCCAGATCGCCGGCGATCCCGTGATTGAGGCCGACCCGGCCACCGCGATTAACCGGGTGGAGGTGAACTGGAAGAACAGGGTGCGCGAATGGGACGACACCATGACCGTCCACGAGAACGTGTATCCGGGCGACGCCAGGCGCGTGTACGCCTGGGATACCTGGCTCGGGGATCAGGAGAACGTGGAGCCCTCCCAGGACGCGCTGTGGGAACGCGTGCGCGAGGAAGGACGCAGGCCCCGGCACCCTGAGTTCACCACGCCGCCGACGCATACCTTCCCGAGCTGGGACGTCGCACGGTGGCTGCTGATGACGTGGGAGAACCCGAGGCCCGCGTTTATCAGCGGGGACGCGGCGCACCAATGGCTCATGGGATCGAATCAAGAATACGGCCCCGTGGTAGCCCCTATTGGCGGCACGCTGCATTTCGACCCACAAAAAGGTTGGTCTACAAATCTCCGCACGCATTTCATACATAATCGCCGCGAATGGAGAGAGCATGTCACCTGGAACTTAATGCGACAGGAGCGGCAAAGCACAAAAGACATAACGGTACCGTGGATGTGGGGCGCATATAAAACCCCCGATGGAGTGGAAATACGCGACCCGGAGAAAATCCGGCTGCATGGCAGTATGCCAAATCGGGACTTGGAGTGGGGCGAGCCAGGGCCCGAAACCGGGTATCGCTTCCACACCTCCGTGACCTGGGATGACATGCGCCATATCAACGCGACCGGCGCGCAAATTAAGGATGTGTACAGATGACCGGATATACCAAGAACCACCGTATTCCCTACCCGACCTCGGGTGATCCGATCCACCGTGGGGCCGCTCAGATGCAGGCGATGGCTGAGCGTATCGACGTCCTTGATCTGGGCGGGGCTGGCCAGACTGGCCCTGCCGGTCCGCAGGGTGCTAAGGGCGCGACCGGCTCCCGGGGCGCGACCGGCCCGGCAGGCCAGCGCGGTGCGACCGGGCCCGCAGGCCCCCAAGGCCCACAGGGCGACCCTGCCTCGACATTCACGCTCGATAAAGAGGTGATTGACGTCACGGATACCGCTACTATCGCGTACGTCGGCACTGTCAAAGAGAGAATTGTTCTTACTCGAATTGGGCCAATGGTGCAGTTGTCCATTGGGAAAATATCAATTCCCAGGGATCAGCAGTTTGTCGCTACAATGCTAAGAAATGTGGTACCGGCAAATCTTCGCCCTAGACAAAGCGCTTCCGGTGTACTTAAAGGAGTGGCCAACTCGCGGTATTGTCATGCGATAGTGGATACTAATGGGGGACTCCGGTTAAGTGACGCTAATCGGAATACCGAGTACGAGGGCGCGCTGACGTGGGTTGTGGACGTCCCTGTGGCGGCTCCGACCGGCCCGGCAGGTCCGCGCGGCGCGACTGGCGCAACCGGCCCCGCAGGCCCCAAGGGCGATACGGGAGCGACCGGCCCGCGCGGTGACACCGGCTCGCAAGGCCCGCGCGGCTCGACGGGGGCCACGGGGCCTCGCGGACCAGAAGGCCGCCAAGGGCCGCCCGGCCCGCGCGGCCCGGCCATAGAGTTACCCGAGTGGAGCCAGACCGGGATCAACTTGATAGCGGACGGCAACCGCAACTTGAACCTCGGCCGAGGTGGTCGATTCCGCTTCCAGTGGCGCGTTCTATGGGGCATTTTTGAGCTGCACTACCGAGTGCTGTGGGGCCGCGACGCGATCACCCCTGGCGGGCCGCTGCGTATGCGCTTGCCAGTCACGCCTGCCGAGGGATTCGAGGGCATGGGGTCCGGCTCCTACTACCTCAATCAGGGCGAACTGTGGTCTATGGACTGCAAGCCGCACGTCAAGCCCGGCACGAATGAGGTGCGGTTCCTGGTACCCGTCAACGGCGATAAGAGCACGCTGAAGTACATGCGGGTCCACGACGGATCCTCACGCTTTGGAACCGGCATACCCGCGAATCCCGACTTCCGCATAGACCAGGAATGGTCCAGCCTCCAAGGAAGCATTAGCTTTCCGGTCTAGGAGGCGATACGCCACGCCGCCGTGGCTGCCGCGTAGGAACTCTGCCCGCTCACAGCAGCGTAGACCTGGGTCGTGGAGACCGTGGCGTGCCCAAGGAGCATCTGCACCGCACGCAGGTCGTGCGAGTCGCTGTAGGCCACCGTAGCGTAGCGATGCCTGAGCTTGTGTGGCGTGTACCCCGTCGGCAGGTACCGGGAGATGCGCTTGCCCAGATACCCCGGAGAGATGTGCCCGTCCTGCCCGCCGGGGAATACCCACCCGCCGCGCGCTGCGATCTTGCGCGCCAGGTGCGGCGGGCAGGGTACCAGTCGCTCGTGCCCGCCTTTCCCCACTACCCGCAGGCACCACCCCTGCCCCACCGGCTCGACGTCACAGGCGCGCACCTGAGCACACTCTGTACGCCGCAGCCCGCAGGTTGCCATGATCTCGATGGCGAGCTGGATGTGCGGCGGCGCTGACCTAATGGCCTCCATGATGTAGACGTCCGGCACCGGCTTAGGCACCGCACGCGGGAGCTGTACCGGCGGCAGTTCCTCCGTGACGTCCTCGGACACGTAGCCCTCGGTGTACATCCAGCGCCAGAACAGGCGCAGCGACTCGCGCGCCGAACGCCGCCCCTGCGGTCCCCAGGATTGCTCGGCCAACCACTTGACTACATCCCGCCGCCTGATCTGACGTACCGGTTTACCCACTGCTTCTATGCAGCGTCGCGCATGGGACAAGCGAAGCGAAATGGTCCCCTTCGCTCGCCCCGCCGCTTCTAGTTCCGCGCGCCACCCCCGGAGGATTTCTTGGTTCTCAACCATGAGCCCAATGTTACCCATGTTACTGATGTGACTAATGATTTCTTGCAGCTCACGCAGCGATTAGCTCCAAGCAGTGGGTTCGGGGTTCGAGTCCCTGATGGCGCACCGCTTCACCCCCACCGGGATTACCCCCGGTGGGGGTTTTCTTATCCCTCCACGCGCGGCGCGCGGGTGCCGTCGGAGAGCACGAGGTCGCGCAGGCGCCTCTCCGGGTCGCGGAGCGCGATCTCGTACCCGGCGCGCCGCATACGCAGCAGCGAGGCCGCCAGGAGCCTGCGGCCCGTGCGGTCCACGCGCACCACCCGCGTCACGTCGATCACGAGCCTGCTGGCGCTGAAGTCCCGCGCGCAGATCTCGTGAAGGATGGACTCCGCCGCGGAGAAGTTGATCATCCCCTGGAGCACGATCACGGTATCCTCCCCCTGCTCCTTGATGGAGCGCACGGCGTGCACCCCCACCGGGACGGGGTTCATCAGGTGCAGGCCCATCTGCTCGGAGAGCCTCTCGAAGATCATGGTGCCGCGCAC